CGCACAGAGTACTTGGTGGCGGTGATCGAGGAGCTGTGCGCACATGTGGGTTATCCAGCTGAGTTAGAGGAGAAGCTGAGGTGTAGTTTGCTTAACAGTCACGTTTACAATAAAGGCAAGGAGGTTGGCATGTTAGCTGGTACGTTAATGAGCGGTCATAGGTGCACAACGTTTTTCAATACAGTTTTAAATGAGGCATACATACGTTATGCTTTTCCTGCCATAACGAAGCTGAGTAGTATGCACGTCGGTGATGATGTATACGTCAGTACTCCGAGTTTTGAAGTGGCTAAGGCGTTGTTGGATGGGTGCAAGGCAGCTGGTTTAGCAATGAACCCGCTCAAGCAGAGTATTGGTATTTACTGCGCGGAGTTTTTGAGGGTAGCTTACGGTCAGGTGTGTGCGTTTGGTTATGCGGCGAGGTCGGTGGCGACTTGTGTGAACGGGAATTGGGCCGGTGAGGTGCGTCTAAGCGCGGAAGAGGGTTTGAAGAGCATCATAGGCCACGCCTGGACGCTTTGTAATCGAGCACAGAACATAACTATCGGTGCGTTGTTGGTGTCGAGTGTCAAGAGGATGTGTAGGATAAGTTCGACCCTAGCGAGGAACCTGCTCACAGGGAAGGTAGGTCTGAGCGATGGGCCAGTGCGGTTAAACGGAAATTATGTGGAGTCGGTGCAGTTGGATATAGATAGTGAGGCTGAAGAGCAAGAGGTTCTTGATGCAGCTAGAGGTCTTGGTGAGAATGCGACGATAGATTACTTGACTTATTGTAGTACGCCTTTGGAGCGAATGGTTATGGAGCGGGTCGGTGGTGACATGGTTGGTATGATGAAATGTGCTTCCTATAGGAAGACTATGATTTCTTCACTGACCAGTTCGACTAACTCGCGAGCAGCCGCTGTGACAAAGGTGACCTTTAAGACCAGGGCAATCTGTTCTCGTGTAGCAATCGAGGCGGCTGGCTGGGGTCGGGAGAAGCTTGGTTATTTAGCCGGTCACCCGTTAATTCAATTGGTGAAGAACAGGATTGATAGGGTCTTGTTGGCGGAGTTGTTAATGTTGTCTGGGTCACCAGTTTGGAGCGGTCCGGAGATGGAAATATATGCGTGGGGCAGACGAAGCAGGGCGTTAGCTTTCACGGGCGCTGTGACTTATGCGGATGCAGGTGCGTTGTGTTCGAAGACAGTGGAGGATGTTGTTGAAGTGAGCTACAGTTGCTATGCTTAGTGGATGGATGCAATCGAGCGGTTGGCGGCGTGAGTGCGCGATGCGCTCAAATTATGATGATG